GGCGCAGGTGTTAGTATGAGACTTAGAGCTGCACAAATAATTAAGTTAATTGAAGGTGGCTCAAATTCTTCTGGTTACGGTTTTAAAGAAGAAGAAGGATATGAACACTCAGAAACACAATCGACTGAGGAGTTTACAAGTGATACTAAGACCGAGGTACAAGAAGATAAAGACGACTTCTAAATACCGAAGTGGTTTAGAAGAACAAATAGCTACTCAATTAAAATTAAAAAACATTAAGTTTGAGTACGAAACAATAACTTTAAAATATACGAAACCTGAAAAGGTGCATAGATACACACCAGATTTTATTCTTTTTAAAAAAGATGGTGAGCCTATGTACATAGAAGGCAAAGGTAGGTTTTTAACAGTAGACAAACAAAAATCTTTACTTGTTAAAAATCAATACCCTAATCTAGATTTAAGATTTGTATTTTCAAATTCTAAAACTAGGATTTCAAAAAAATCCAAAACAACATACGCAATGTGGTGCGAGAAGCATGGTTTTAAATATGCTGACGGCTTCATTCCAAAAGAGTGGATAAAAGAATTAAATTAGGGTATACCTTCGTTTAGGTAGTGAGTTCATATGCACTGCCTTTTGTAGTGACCCCTGAGATAATATCAAAGGGGTCTTTCTTTTCAGACCAAATATTTTGGGTCAAAAAAATTTCAAGGAAATAACAATATGGAAAAAAGTGATTTTAGTTATCACGCACCATGTTCCGAATGCCAGAGCAAAGACAACGTGGCTGTTTATACAGACGGACACGGACACTGTTTTGGCTGTGGACATTACTATCATACTTACGAACAAAAAGAGGAAACAAAATTGGAAACTGAATTAATACATGGGGAACTTAAACCTCTTAACAAAAGACATATAGACTTGGCAACAACAACCAAGTTTAATTATCAGACTGGAAAATATAACGGTAAGACAGTTCAAATTGCAAACTACTATGATAAACATAATAAATTAGTTGCACAGAAACTACGTTATCCAGACAAATCATTTCAATGGTTAGGTGATAGTAAACAAGCCACACTGTTTGGACAAAACTTATGGCGTGATACAAATAAAAAAATAGTAATCTTAGAAGGTGAAATAGATTCTATGAGCATGGCTCAAGCACAAGGTTTAAAATGGGCTTGTGTTTCAGTAAAGACTGGAAGCCAAGGCGCAAAGAAAGATTTACAACAGCAACTTGAGTGGCTCGAACAAGCAAGTGAAATTGTTTTAATGTTTGACTCAGATGAAGCAGGCAAAAAGGCAGCTCAAGAATGTTCAAAATTATTTACTCCAGGTAAATGTAAAATAGCAACACTCCCAAGAAAAGACGCTAACGATATGTTGGTCCAGGGGGAAACTGCAAAACTTATAGATTGTATGTGGGGTGCAAAGACTTATCGACCAGACGGAATTGTATCTGGAACAGAAGTTTTTGATTTAATTTCTAAAGAAGATAAAACTGAAACAGTTCCTTATCCTTTTGAATGTCTAAACAAAAAAACTTTAGGCATGAGAAGAGGTGAGTTAATTACAATAACTAGTGGGACTGGACAAGGTAAGTCACAGCTTTGCAGACAAATAGCACATCATCTTTTAAAACACGGTGAAAGCGTAGGCTACATTGCATTAGAAGAAAGTGTTAAACGTTCTGCATTAGGTATAATGGGAATTGATTTACAAAGACCATTACACTTATCTAAAGATAACGTTAATAAAGAAGAGTTTAAAAAAAGTTTTGACTCTACAGTTGGTAGTGGTTTGTTTTATATGTTTGACCATTTTGGCTCAACACAATCAGACAATCTATTATCTAAAATTCAATACCTTGCAAAAGGTTTAAATGTAAAATGGATTATACTTGACCACTTATCAATTGTAATTAGTGGACTAGAAAGTTTTGATGAACGAAAATTAATTGATGTCACAATGACAAAGCTAAGAAGTTTAGTTGAGTCTACTGGCATAGGTTTATTTGTTGTTAATCATTTAAGAAGACCAGAAGGTAACAAAGGTTACGAAGACGGATTACAAACATCATTAAATAGTCTTAGGGGGTCGGCCGCCATAAGTCAATTATCAGACGGAGTCATTTCCCTTGAAAAAAATCAACAAGATGATGAGAACAAAAACTACACAACAATACGTGTATTAAAAAATAGACACACTGGTGACACTGGCAAATGTGGAACATTATATTTTGACAATGACACAGCGTGTTTAACAGAAATAACGGAGGGACATGAAAAGGATTTCTAATATTAAAACAAGTTGGAACGTTACTAAAGAAGTAAGTGACGCTATCGAACTTTGTAAAAAGAATCCTTATAAGATGGCAACTATTCAAGTCCCTAACACAACAGTTAGACTAGCTTGTGAATTAATGTTGAATGAAGTTTCAATGTTTGAAGAAGCTGCGTGTCGAGTAACTGTAGAAATGGCAACAGTACACTAATGAAACTACCAACTATACATAAAAAAATATTGGACGCACCATTTGTGCATTGCTATTGGAAAGATATTAACAGCAATAGTGCCTGGTTAAATTTAAAAGAAGCAAAAAATAGTAAAGTAACAATTTGTATTACAGCAGGTTGGCTTATTAGAGCCGACAAGGATGTACATATAATTGTAGGTGACGTTAACTTTGAAGATAACGGCACGTTAGGAGACGTAGGTAACATAACAACAATGCCTACTGTCAATGTAATTAAAATAAGGAAAATAAAAACATGAGCAAATACTGTTTTGACATAGAAACAGATAACTTATTAGAAGAGTGTACGAAAATACACTGCATAGTCTTAAAAGATATAGACACGGAACAAGTCTTAACTTTATCTACGGATGAAGCCATAGACAAACTTACGAATGCAGAACTTATTATCGGACATAATATTATTAAGTTTGATATTCCTGTGTTAGAGAAATTATATAACTTCAAAACTAAAGCAAAAGTTTTTGATACGTTAGTTGCTACACGGTTAATATGGTCTGACTTAATGGAGTCTGACATGAAGCGTGTACATACTAAAGATTTCCCAAGAAAATTAGTCAACAAACATAGCCTTAAAGCATGGGGTGTTAGACTAGGGAATTACAAGCAAGAGTTTGAGACAGACTGGCAAGAGTTTACAAATGAAATGTTAGAGTATTGTGTACAAGACGTAGAGGTTACACATAACTTATACCAAATAATTTTGGGCAAAAAATATTCGGAAGAATCTTTGCAACTCGAACACGATGTAGCTGCTCTCATATCTAAACAAGAAAGATATGGAGTATTGTTTGATAAAGAAAAAGCAATCAAACTTTATGCTGACTTGTCTGGACAAAGAGACAAGATTAAAACAGAAATGGAAGAAACTTTTAAACCTATAACGGTCAAAAGAGTTTCAGAAAAAACTGGTAAACCATTAAAAGATAAAGTTATTATATTTAATCCTTCTAGCAGACAACACATAGCTGATAGATTAAAGACTAAGTATGATTGGAAACCAAAAGACTTTACACCAGACGGTAAAGCAAAAGTAGATGATACAGTTTTAAATAGTTTAGATTATCCAGAAGCAAAACTGTTAGCAAAATATTTTCTTTTAGAAAAAAGAATTGGAATGTTATCAGAAGGTAATCAAGCTTATCTAAAACTAGAACGTAACGGTAGACTACACGGCACTGTTAATACTAACAACGCTGTAACTGGTAGGGCAACAGCAATGAAACCTAACCTACAGCAAGTACCTTCAGTAAGTGTACCTTACGGAAAAGAATTTCGAGAACTCTTTACAGTACCAAAAGGTAAAGTGTTAATTGGAATAGATGTAAGTGGACTTGAGCTGCGATTGCTTGGTCATTACATTGCAAAATTTGATGGTGGTGCATACGCTGACATTGTAGTCAACGGTGATATACACACTACTAATCAACACAATGCAGGTTTAGAAACCAGAGACCAAAGTAAAAGATTTTTGTACGCTTGGCTTTATGGCGCAGGTGTAGGAAAGATTGCAGAGGTAACTGGTAAGACTAACAAAGAAGCAGCAAAAGTTAAAAAGCGTTTCTTAGATAGGTTACCTGCTTTAAATAAATTAATCAAACAAGTACAACTTTCTGCTGAACGTGGTTACTTGGTAGGTCTAGACAAAAGACAAATCAAAGTAAGAAATACTTTTAGTGCATTAAACACTTTGTTGCAAGGCGCAGGCGCAGCCGTTTGTAAACAATGGTTAGTTGAGTTTGACAACGCTGTTAAAAACTTTTCTGGAGTTCAACAAGTATTGTGGGTACACGATGAAATACAAGTTGAATGTGACAGAGAAGAAGCAACAGAGATAGGATTGTTGGCTGTCGAATGTATTAAACGAACTGGTGAACACTTCAAATTAAGAGTGCCATTAACAGGCGAATATAAAATAGGAAACAATTGGAGTGAGACACATTAATGAAGAACAGTAAATTTGATATAGACTTAAAGTACGGTCAAGAACGAGAAAAGAAAATAGTATCGTTATTGGACCAGGACAAAAACAAACTAGAAGTAAAAACAGAAAGAGACTGGTGGGCTAAGACAGGCAACATCGCAATCGAAGTTGAATGTTGGGGCAAACCTAGTGGCTTATCTAAAACAGAAGCAGACTATTGGGTACACATATTAGCAATAGGCAAAGAAGATTATTGTAAATTAATATTTGAAGTACCTAAATTAAAAAAGATAGCTGACAAATTTAAAGATAACTACAAAATGATTGGTGACCACCATGCAAGTAAGTGCATTTTAATTCCTTTAAAAGAATTATTCCAATCAAAAAATTTAACTTAACCAATCCACAGGAGGATTAATCCATGAAGAGAAGACTCTTAATTGATGGGGACATCATAGCTTATAAAGCTTCGACTATGGCAGAGCATAGTATTAAGTGGGAAGACTCAACAGTTTGGACATTACACGCTGATGAGAACCACGGAAAATATCTTGCACTATCAGAGATAGAAGATTTAAAAGAAAATCTAAAAGGTGATAGCATAACAATTGCACTAACAGACGGTGTTAACTTTAGAAAAGACATCTTACCTAGCTACAAGGATAATCGTAAAGCAAAACGTAAACCTTTAATATTAGGGGCAATTAGAAAATGGTTAATTGATGAGTATGACGCAATCATTTATCCAAACTTAGAAGCAGATGATGTTCTAGGTATTTTAGCTACACAGCCACAGAAAAAAGAAGAACGTATTATATGTTCACTTGATAAAGACCTTAGACAAATTCCAGGTAAACTTTGTCAAGACGGTAGAACAATACAAAAACTTTCTAAAAAAGATTGTGACCACTGGCATTTAATACAAACATTGACAGGAGATTCTGTCGACAATTTTTCTGGCTGTCCAAAAATAGGAAAAGTTACAGCACAAAAAATACTTAATGATAAAAAGTTACCACTTAAAGAACAGTGGGAACTAGTTGTCAAAGCATATGCCAAAGAAGGTTTACTAGAACATGACGCTTTTCAACAAGCTCAAGTTGCTAGAATTTTAAGACATGGTGAATACAATCAGAAAACTG